GTTTTCGTCTAGGGGTATTTTGGCGAGATTATTGGGTGGTAGCACCAATGCGGGTACGGGGACGGCCGGTAGAGGGGGGTTCATAGTATCCAGAGGACGATTCGATTGGATCAACTGTAAAGGCTCGGACACTGTTGTCGATACGGAAGGCGTAGACGGTCCATTTACTTTCACAGGTTGGATCGATACGTAAGTTTCTGAAGGTTTCACGGGTTCAGTTGGTATGGTCGGTTCATTGACTTTCACAGGTTCAGTAGGTTTGGTCGGAACGAAAGGTACGTAAGGGTTCGCGGGTTCAGTTGGTATGTAAGTATCGGAAGGTTCATTCACTTTCACGGGTTCTGTCGCATCGGTCGGTACTTTCGTCTCGGTAGGAACGATAGGCACTTTCGCATCAATGGGCCCGGTGGATACAACAATAGGTTCTTTCGCAATGGCAGATTCAGTAGGTTTCGCTTCAGCTTGCACTTCGTCGTCTTCGTCACACCGTTTTTTATAATCCGCTTCGTATTCGGGTATATCGGCCAAAAAAGAATATGCATTGCTGATCTTTTGAAATGTCTCTTTGTCTCCGCCCTTATCGGGGTGATATTTCGCAGCCAACTTAAAATATTGTTTCTTCACCTCTCTAATGTCCGCATCCCGGTTCACCCCTAAAATTTTGGCACTTTCCTCCTTGTTCTTATCAATATTAATGGTCAAACTATCGTTACAATCTATGCTCATTGATATTAAAAACAATATAGTTATAGTATCTGGAGAACTTTTACATGGCCACCCTACTCTAAACCGACGAATGTCGGTAACGTAGACGAATGGTTTCATTCGTGTAAATCGTCGTCGTCATAAATATCGTGAACCATAGCGTCCCGCTCCACGTCTTCATCTAAAATATTCAACTTAGGGTGAGAACCGCCGCGGCTCTCCTTCCTTTCCACCAACTTACCAATGACGCAAATATAAGGGTCGTTTAGTTCGTAGCGGGTACCAATGACCCGGACCACAATCTTGGCATTCTCCTTGATTTCCGAAAAGTTCTGATCATTGAAATGGTGATCACGAGCAATAAACGCGGTAATCGGCACCGCCCCAGCACTATCGACCACCTCGGCATGAATACCGGCTTTGGTAATGGTTTTCACATCGCACTCGATCAACATCCCCTCGACAGGATGACAAATCATACACTCGAACACGGTCTCAAATTCCACGTATTGCCCCATCACATTGCCGCTGGAATAACGAACCACCTTGATAGACCCGGGGCGGATGAACCCCTCGGCAATGCACTTCCCCTCGTTGCGCCGCGAAATGATTTTTTCTAAATTTTCTTTCATGTTCTTACCTACTTCCACGATGGGGAGAACCACCTTCATGGTTAACAAAGATTGGGTATAGACACCATAAATTTTACGGTTACTTCTATCTTGGTTGCGAGCTTGCATCTATTATAATGATATACTTTTATGTCTATATCATTGTATTATTTCAATTTTTAAGGGAAACCTAGGTTTCCCTTATGATCCCTTCCTCTAACTCTGTAAATCGGTTATGAACCATCCTTTGAGAGATTATTATTCGTAGCCAATAAACGCTTTAACGCGGTCGTAAAGAACTTGCTTGGTACCATAAATAGGCACTCGATTGTTTCGTGCAATATCTTTTAATTCGTCTACCGTAAAATTAGTAATATCGTTTTTCACCTTAATTTCGGCAATCGAGTTCATCCTCTCCATATATTTACGCGCAGAAGGCGCATCTGGATACCGACGTTCTTGAAATTTGAATAGATTTTCTGTACCCATTCCGTCGTCGCTATTGCCGTTGCATTTTTTGCAAATGGATATCAGATTTTCTTTAACTGCTGGACCGCCATCATGATCCGAAATAATATGACCACAATGTCTATTTCTTACGTTAATTTTACGCTTATTGCAACACAAACAATAAATACTCACATTGTCACCAAAATCGCGCATAAACACCAGTTTTTTTTCTTTTAATGGGATAGTAGATCGATCCGTTTTTCGGGTAATGGTGCTAATATCGTCGTCGGACGAAATCTGGACCTCTTGAGAATTTCTTATGACAAACTTTTGCCGAGTAGGAAAACTTTCCAAGAGTTTGATCGTTTCCTCAAACCTAACCTTAATGTCATCGATATTATAGGGGATCTTTTGTTCATTTGATTTACCATACCACACCTTTTTGTTGTATTCCTTATCATAGGCGAGTATGGCAACCTTATTTTCCAGCATTTTTTCCATACATCTATCAGTTCTATTTGCGCGTAAAATAACTAAATAAAAGGATTTGAACAATATCATACTGATTGCGTTATCATTGCAAAAGTTGCGCATAAATGTAGTAAACCGATCGATCGTATTCTCAAAATTGCTGAAATCTTCGGCGGTGCCATTCAAATCCACATTGATATCTTCACTGACTCGGATCTTTTTATTCAAGTTCTTATCGTCATTCGATATTATATCTAAAAATGACTTTTCAGAGAACTGTGTTTTGTTTGCATAATAAAGTAAATAAAACATTGCTGTAATTTGAACATAGAATTTTTCGCTGTTAATAAGGTCAGCGGTCAAATCGTACATATTTTCATAAACGGGTCTTCTCAAACAAAATGACCCAAGGGGGAAATTGACGTTCTTGAGATATTCAGAAGAATTTTTTGCAATGGGTTGAGAGTTTTGGTAGCTATTGAACGCCTTATTCAATTCTTCAAACGTATGAGTACGAAACGGGAGTTTGGCGGTAAACGTAAAATTCAACAATTTTTCCTGTTGCTCTTGGGTCAAATAAATAACATTTCCAATCTCCTTCTCTTTCTCTTTAGTTAGTTCGGTTTGAGCAAAGTAAAGTTGGTGGATCTTTCCGTTCAATGAGATCTCCAAACAGGGGTCGTATTTTTTTTTCTTTCCCTGAATAAAAGGCTTTACTCCGCAAAAATTGGCTAATGTTCTTAGTCGGTTACCTCCGTCGATGAGACATAACTTCAACATTTTATCATCGTATATGTACTCGTCGCACATAGCCAACATTAGATCGGGTACGGCCTGAACATGACCGGATCCATAGTAGATTGGCAGGACGACATCCTCCAAAAATTTATCAATATTTGTTTTATTCCAAGCTGCAGGACGCTGAGAATGAGGGGACCGATTAACAAATCCTTTTTCGGCACATTCTATCATTTTTCTTGAAGATATTTTCAGAAGATAGCTGGAATCATTGATAATGTCTAGTATAGTAAAGCCATTATCAATGATGTACTTATTGAGAGTCTTCAAAGGGATCTTCATTTACAGCAATAAACGGATGTGTTATTCGGGTAATTTCAGAATTATTATAGGAAATTATCTTCAATTTTTAAGGGGAACCTAGGTTTCCATTATGATCCCTTCCTCTAACTCTGTAAAAGATCTTTGCACACCATTTTACAGAGTTAAATGAAAGGATCTTTATAAACTGGTTATAAAAATAGAAGGAGGGGGTTGTAGGGATTGAGCCCCGCAGGGGCTCCACCTTGGGCGCTGAAAGCGCCCTGAGGGGAACCTTGGTTCCCCTACTTGACAAGTTTATTGAGAACCGCCCTCTCCAAGTCTAAAAACCAGGTTTTGCCGTCGCGTTTCGTTTTATTAAAAAATCGCAGTAACATTTCTAAAATAATACACATCCCCGGTTTAACAATCAAATTTTTGCCCGCATCGGTGTCCTCCGTGTTCTCCTCCGTATATTTGAACTCCTCCCCCAAAATGATATTAAGTTTTTTCATGATATCCTTCTTCCCTTCCCCCCCGCATCGAGAACCTTTCTTCAATTTATTCTGTAAATCCATGGTTTTAAACACCACATCGTTGTTACGGAACACCTGCATAAATCCCATCAGTCGGCTAATGTTATTAGGTGGGACAAGCGCCAACGGTATAATCGCTTTCAGAGCCGCGATACGGTCCGTCGGCTCCGCCGGGTTCCAGGTCAAGGCACTTTCACGCACATAGATCTTAAACTGTTCGTCGCTGGTTTCCGCCAATTTATCGGAAACGAGAACCGCGCACTTTTTCCCCCGTACCTCCACGATTTTAGTATCAAAATAAGCCCGCAATTTCCCCTCGTCTTCCGGCTCCGTACCCTCGTTCTCCAAACTATACAAATATTTTATCAGGATCAAACGGCTCTCGGTCGGTAACGTATCTAAAAAGTGGTACACCGCAAATTGGAGCATGTCGTTCTCCGGGATACCATGGTTCTCTGTGATAGTAGAAAAAATATATCCCGCGTTCGTAAACCAATCCGATTCTCCGGTCGGTATTTTTCTCGTCTCTTGTGCGCGGATAGTACGCCATTCCTTCAACATTTCGATCGATCGATTCAGATCGCCCACGATGGCATTATATTGATCCGTCAGTGTTTGTTCTTTCGTGCCTTCCGCGCCTTCCGTTCCATCGACACCTTCGGCGACCTCGATCCCTTCTTCCGCAGGCAGGGGTCCCTTCTCCTTAGGTAATTCGTATTCGACATATTCGCGCTTTTGGTCTAGTGGCAACACCCGTTCGTAGAGCGAAATCGATTCGTCGGTGATTTCCATCGGTTGAAACGCATAATATTCACCACGATTCACCAAATACCCTGTACGTCCCCAGCGATCAAACACCACCTCGCCCTTATTATCCACGAACCTGGTCAAAGCGTAATCGATGTGGCTCGTCGGATATTTTTTCACCACATTGACCGACGCGATCAATTCGTCGCGGCTATAATAGACGCGTTCTCGGAACAGGTCGCGTATCCGCTTGACAATGGCCATGTAGTTCATTTTCAAAAAATCATTGTTGTATGTGTTCTGGATGATGTCGGCCTCCTCGATAGGACCCGCGTTGGGATCGCACGTAAACGCACAATTATCCGCATAATCACATAATTGGGTGTACGGGCGGTCACCGATCTGGTAAGGCACCTCTTCCCCGGCCCGGCTAGAGAGCTGGATGTTGATATCGCGATTTTGCACCAACTCCGTCAGTTTTTCCATCGTAAAATTGGATTGACCCACGTTCAAAATACAATCGACCGCGTTCTCTTTCAAGAGCCGGGTCACGCGGCCAATTTGTTCGGCCTTTTTCTCCGCAAACCGATAGACATATAGATCCGCCGGTTCTTCGTCCACCCCCGTCGCAGATTGGCTCGGTAGCGTGCTATGCAGATAAATCTCTACATTACGCTTTTCAAACTCGAGACCACAGTGACTCAAGTTACGTACCCCGCGCCCGATGATCTGCTCAATACGGCTCATGTTATACCAAGGCTCCAAAATATGGATTTGGCGTATATATTTGAAATCAAGCCCTTCCGACCCCGCCTTGGAGATCAATATCACCTTGACACGTTCGCCGTTCTTGTTATTCGGGTTCGTCGCATACTTGATATCGGCCAAATTATCGGGGGAAAACGCCTTATTACCTGTGATCATGATATACTTAGCGGGCTGGAAGGGGGTGTCGGGGGAATACTGGGAGAGCGGGGCCATGGTGAGCGCATCGATAGGCTCGGTTGGCGCATCTTTAAACAACGATTTGGCATGGCTCGCCACACTGAAACGTCCGAGCCCCATTTCCTCCAGGGCGAGGGCGATGGGAACAATACCGCCTTCGATATATTGGGTGTATATCAGTACGATTCCTACCGAATTACGGATAGATTCGCAAATTTTGGCGATTTTACCGCTATATTTTCCGATATTGGTGGGATGGAACATCCGGTTCTCCTTATATTCGGACTTGTATTCAAAATCATAGATATTAGGTATGGTACCCTTGTCCTCTTTACGCGACATTATACGGTACAGACCGCGTTTTCCGACAATATTTTTGATGATTTCTTCGTTTCTTTCTTCGGGGTAGGGCTCGGACACCTCTTTGCCGACCTCTTCGATCCCCATGGTCAGTTCAGCAAGATTCGGTAAAGGGGTCGAAGAGCCCGGACCCGATGGGAACGTTATATTAAGGGCTTCCAGGGGCTGCATAAGCAAAATATAGCCAAAAGAGTCCATATTTTCGAACGACGGAAGTTCTCGAACCTGTCCAAATTTATTAGTCATAATGAAAGTTTTATTACGTAGATGATTCATGATAAATCCGTAGGCGACGCGTTGATAGTCCCCCATAGGGGACAGGTAGACGGGGGTATGTTTCAGCGGTTCTTCGATGGTCCGGCCGTTCAATTGTTGGACCGGATAGGTCTTCACGGCGGTCAGGGCGTTGTCGGGGGAAAAGGTGTCTGGATAGATACGGTAAGGAAACGTGTACGGGTTCTCCCCCCGCACATAGGAAACATAGCCGGTGAGTTTACGTCGCAAAAGCTCGCGGCCTCCCTCCAATTTCTTCCCGTCCTTGGTGGTGCGTTCCGGTAAAAATTCGCCCTCTTTGTTGAAAACGTCGCTCTCGCTAATACTGGCCCGCTTGTCCACCGCGTTCAACAAATTGGTCAACCAGATGATCTCTTTATAGCTGTTATACATCGGCGTGGCCGATAACAATACGAGCCGCATGTTATTCGCATAGCGCGCCACCTCCATGAGAAGGGCGGCGGTCTTGGCTTCCTCGCGGTTATCCTCCGAAATACGGATGTTATGGGCCTCGTCCACGATGATGAGGCGGTTGTCAAAATACTTATGAATTTTCCGTATGCGTAACTGTTTTTGTTCTTCCATAGAGAACCTAGACGCCCGCGGAATTTCACTATGACGCCGAATATAGTTCGCTAATTCGGTATATCCCATAAAAGAATAATAACGGTTGATGATGGTGTTGACTTCGCTCACAATACGATCCTTCGGTATACCGGTCAGGTTGGTGGGGTTGATTTCTTGTAACAGGGCGTTACCAACACACGTGTCCGAGATCCAGCGTCCATTGACCAGTTTCAATTTGCGCTCGTCAAACAGTTGCAGCCGAAAGTTCTGTTGGACATTAGGGCTCGCAATAATCAAGATTTGTTGGTTCAGACCGATCTGCTTCATATATGCTCTCGTTTCTTCCGCGATTCCGATGCTGGTACAGGTCTTACCAGTACCCAAACCCTGGTATAAAAGCAAGGCATTGTATGGTGTTTGCATGGACATGAAATTTTTCACGAAAAGTTGGTGGGGCATGAGCTCAAAATCCACGTTACATAACTTGTTGGCCTGTTCTTTGATATCATATATGGTGCCGTCGTACTGGGTTTCGTTGAATTCCTTACGCTTAGCGATTTTAATATTGAAGTTAGGATCGTTCAAATCGGGGTATAAAAAATCAAACGTGTCATTGACCAGGTTCTCCCTTTCCACTTTTTCTTTCTCAAATAAAAAAGAATTATCTTGTTCGCCCTCGTTGGCCACGGAGGGTAGTCCGATTTTATCGGTCAATTCCTTCTCTTTTTCAGTCATTTCTTCGATCAGCGCAGGTTCTCCAACAGGCTCATCCACAATCGTGTCCGCATGATTTGTATCACTTATAGGTTCGGGTTCGTATTCGTCTTCTTCCGTAACGACAGAATCCAGGTCTATTTTAGTTTCTTCATCTAAATCGGGCTCGGACAATGGCTCACTAGGTTCACGAACAACCATTTTGACACGTTTTTTGGGTAATTCTTGCACCGGTTCTGGTTCAGACCGTAAAGGCTGTATCGGTTCAATCTGTAAAGGTTTCAAAGACAACGAGTCCGCGAACAAGGTGGGTCCATCGGCGACAGTGGCGACATCGGCGACAGTGACTACGTTAGTCACAACGGCTTTCCGCTTCTTCTCGTTCTCCAAGCAAATGACCAAGGTGATTAATTGTTCCTTGGTCTTCACCCCCGGGGTACGATCGAGAACCGACGGATCGTTGATGAGACTAGCGTGTATTTTTCGCAATTCTGGACCGGTCAAGTTCTCCAATGCCGCCTTGCGAGGTAGATCTGAATCCTGTAAAACATAATTCTTACTACATTCGAGAACCATTTTACGTTTTTTGGGTACGAGGGCCGGTTCGGGTAAAATCGGCTCCGAGATTTCCAACGGATGGAAACTAAACGCCGCCTCCTTCAATTGTTCCAGCGCGGTCGGTTCGGGCTTCGCTTTCTCTTCACAAAGACCGGTTTTATGATTTCGACGTGTTCCTTTTTTACAGTATATTTTCTTTTCTTTTCTGGTCTTACTGGTTTTACTGCTTTTACTTGACATCCTAATATACTGTCTATATAATATATGAGGATATATTACAACTTTCCATGCAACCGAAAAAGCGTCAGCGTATTATGAATATTACTAATCAACCGTTTTTTCTCTAAATTATAATCACGTATGGACGCTATACAATCCTCGTAAGTTTTCCACTCCATTTTGCTTACTTCGGTAGGCTCAAACGGCTTCATGATCAGTGAGTCAGCGTAAGACATATAGTTCAAATAGTATTTATGCTTATACGACTTGTAGTTTGATCCCGTAAACGTCTCCTCAAATGGTAACAAGTTTTGTATCGGTTTCAGCGACTTGAAATTATAACCGGTTTCTTCCGTAAATTCGCGGAAGGCACATTCGAAATCCTTTTCCTGGTAATTACGCCGCCCTTTCGGAAACCCCCATTCCGCCTCGGTCCAAGTACCGTAATCGTCGCTCTCCTCAATCATAGAGGCCAATGTGTAGTAATCGTGCTTGTAATAGATACCGTTTTGTAACAGATTGAATTTTTCTCTGGAAATAGATTCTTCCGACCGGTACTGACTCGAGATGATTTCGTTCCCCCAGATACGCTCCCACGAAGAATTAAAATCTTTGGATAAGAGTGTTTTTTTTTCGTCTTGGGTCATCTGTTTCAACATATTCAATATATAATTTTCATTTTGTACATTGTATTTCCCCCTTATAAAATCAATGTATCCCAGGGTATCCTTCCTACATATCATCAATACTTCTAATTCATTTTGTAGATTATAACGAAATGTAATTATACCATAACTCGTAATTGGAATTTTACATTGATTATAAATATGTCCGGGTTTCCCACAATTATTACAATATATTTCATTCATTTT